CTTTGGCGACATCGTTCGCGGCCTAGCCGTATATGGACGCAAGGTCGTTAAGCCAGAAGCGCTGGTAACAGCTCTGGTCGGCACAGCTTAAACTTAACAGCGTAGGGGGAGGTCCGCTTCCCCCTATCCCCCGGCAGAGGAGCTTACCGTGGCTACTGTTAAAGTAATCGACATTATTGAGCGCGTAGAACACGTCTTGCAAGACACAAGCATTCGCTGGCCTCGCACCGAACTTCAAAGCTGGATAAATGAATCATATCTGGCCATTACGTTGTTGCGCCCTGACGCCAACGCTAAGACTGGCACCTTCACCTGTGCTGCTGGCTCTCGACAAGTTCTTACTGTGCAGTTTAGCTCAGGCTTGCAGCTTTTAGACGTCACACGAAATCTTGCTAACGCATCTACAAAACGGGCGGTACGCTTAGTCTCCCGCGCAGTGTTGGACGATCAGCGACCCGCGTGGCACTCCGAAACAGGCACCGTGAACATACAGCATTACATGTACGATCCGCGCCAGCCTAAAGAGTTTTTTGTGTACCCGCCTGCTACAACAGCGGCCCAAGTTGAGGTTGTTTATGCGGATGCTCCCAGTGCGCACGCCTTGACTGAAAGCCAACTTGATCCTGCTGCCGGTTCGCCCAACACTACCGTAGTAAATCTCGACGACATCTACATGTCTCCGATGATCGACTGGGTACTGTATCGTGCGTACAGCAAAGACGCGGAGTACGGGGCAAACGAGCAACGCGCCCAAGCGGCTTACGGGGCGTTTAACGCCGCGATAGGGGCAAAATCGCAAACTGACTCGGCTGTATCGCCGAAGATAGCTACGTCGGTGACATAAAATGGCTGTTGTATGGGAAAAATTCTATCCCTACGTCCAGCCTTACTTGCCGGGTTGTCCTGAGGTTGTGATTGAAGCGCACCTAAAAGAAGCCGCCGCGGATTTTCTCGCTCGTAGTGAAATATGGCGCTTCGACATCGACAAAGATTTTACAACTGCATCTGAAAAAGACTACGAACTAGACACCCCGACCGGTGCGGTCTTGGAAAACATATATGATCTTGTCCTAGATGATCAGCCGTTGGCTCGCGTAAGCGACCGCCACGTAAACGGCACTCGGTTCACCACAGCTGGAAGACCGATGTACTACAGTATCTACCAAGACACTTCGATTAGGCTGTACCCAACACCCGACCAGAAATACACGTTTCATGGTGTGGGCGTTCTAAAGCCCAGTCTGGCTGCTACGGCAGTCGAGGATTGGGTTTACGAAACCCACGGGCGCTGCATTAGCTACGGTGCTATTTCCCGTTTGGCCGAAATTCCCGGCAAGGAGTGGTACAACCCCGAGCTTGCTGGCTACTACCGTAGCAAATTTGACATGGACGCCGACATGGCGAAGTCCCGTGATTATAGGCGGGTAAACCTGCGGGTCGGCAGTCGCAGTTTCGACGGCTCTCGGAGGTACTAATGGCGGACACATACAAATACGTGCAGGGCGACACCGGACCTCAAATACAGGTTACGATTACCAGTGCAAACGGAACAGCTACAAACTTGACTGGAGGAAGTGTTACCCTTCACTTTCGTGCGGCGGGTACAACTAATGTTTTGTTTTCGCGCCCTCTAGTACTTTCGGACGCTACAAACGGAAAGGCCACCGTTGTGTGGGCGGCATCTGATCTTAATGTCGACGCAGGCAACTACGAAGGCGAACTAGAAACTGTTCTTTCAACTGGCCGGCGAGAAACCCGTTTTGAATTGCTTAAGTTTAAAATCCGTGAGGATTTTGCATGACAAATCGGTATGATGTAAAAACTTTAGACGCTGCGCAGGGAAGCATTATTCTGGCTGAGGCTTTAGGATTTGCCTTTGAGTCAGGAACCTTTGTTGAGGCTTTAACCTCGCTAACTCACTCTTCCGTTACAAGTGATAATCAAGTTCGAAGTTTTGTAAAAACCCTTACTGACAACTCACTTGTAGCCGACGCTGCGGCAAGGGCTTTTGAAAAGGCCAGACAAGATTCTGCATCTACAGTGGATGAAAGAGTTTTCGCTGTACTTAAGTCAATAGTAGACGCGTCTTCTGCTACTGATTTGGCATTACGCTCGATTGTAAAGCCAGCGCTAGCGGACACGGTCGCAGCCTCAGAGCAGCTTGTTATGAGCTTTTCTAACGTGCGCATTTTTGTAGAAGCCGTTAGCGCCACAGATGATCTCGACGGAGCGGCGACTGCTGAAGACGACCAAGAAATGCAGTTTACAAAAACACGTTCAGACACGGCCACAGCACTTGATGCTATAGTTCGCACCTTTGCGCGATCCTTAGTTGACACAGCCTCGATTACCGACACGGGGCTACTACGGAGTCAGGGTTACACCCCCGACTTTACCTACTTCTTGGAAGACTACGTCGGAGTTTCCCGAACCCTTTAGTGGAGATCGTTATGATTAACGAAAACTTAAAGCTATCCGGTCAGCTTAATATTGTTCTAAAGGACAAGGCCGGTAACGTAAAAGAAACCCGTGAGGTAAAAAACCTCGTTGTGGACGCGGGTCTCACCTACATTGTCAGCCGTATGACCGGAACATCGAAGGCTGTAATGAGCCATATGGCACTAGGATCGGGCACTACAGCTGCCTCCGCAGGGCAGACTGATCTTGTCAGCGTCCTTGGGTCGCGGGAAGCATTAGATTCAACAACGCTTACAGGTTCCAACAAGGCTGTCGCGTACGTTTCTTCGTTTGAAGCAGGCGACGGCACAGGTGCAGTGACAGAGGCTGGTATTTTCAACGCATCCAGCGGCGGCGACATGCTTTGCCGTACAGTGTTTAGCGTCGTTAACAAAGCGGCAGACGATGCCCTGTCCATTACTTGGACCGTTACACTCGCAGCATCTTAATTTAGTACAGGGGGCGGCTTATGGCTACCATAGTAACACGATCAGGCAAAGGTTCGCCCCTTACAAATACGGAGGTGGACGCCAATTTTACCAACCTTAATTCTGATAAACTAGAGACCAGCGCTGCTTATACAAACGCAAACGCTGTTGCGGCAGTGGTTGCGTCCAACCTCGACATGGGTTCAAACAACATTACCACCACTGGCAAAGTGTTATTTGCGAATATGTATTCGGCCCTGTCAGACTTGCCGTCTGCTAGCACATATCACGGTATGTTTGCCCACGTCCACGCAACAGGTCTCGCATATTACGCGCACGGTGGCGCTTGGGTTCCGCTGGCGCGTTCCACGGATGTTTATACGCACCCCACAGGCAACGGCAACAACCACATTCCCAGTGGCGGTTCATCTGGGCAAATACTTGGGTACGCCAGCGCAGGAACAGCGCAGTGGCAAGCGGCGGCTGGTGGTGTTTCTGCTTCCGCTGACCTTTATATTGCCAATCCATCGTCAGCCACAAGTCCCACGGCTGCGGGGGCAAACGCTGTAAGTATTGGTAGTCAAAGTGAGGCTGCGGGTGAAGCAAGTTTAGCTGCGGGTTTTAATGCTACAGCCACAGCGTATCGTGCGTTGGCTTTAGGACACGGAGCAGACGCTGGAAACACAAGCATCTCAATTGGTAGTAGTGCAACCTCTTCAAATGAGGGGACGGCTATAGGCCGAAACGCTACAGCGAGTGGCTCAGAAAGCAATGCTTTAGGGCATAGTTCTGTAAGTACGGCTACCAGTGCAATCGCAATTGGTAAATCTCGTGCGGGTGCGACCGGTAGTATTGCTGGGGGTATAAATCAGAATTCAAGTTCTTATGGGACAACTGGCGTAAACACCGTAGCGCTTGGTAGTCAAGCTAGAGCTACAAATAACGGCGCAGTATCTATTGGTCAAAGTTCTATAGCTAGTGGCTATCAATCAGCCGCATACAGTTATAATGCTGTAGCTTCTGGTCAAGACAGTTTTGCAGGAGGCGCATCTACAGATGCTACCGCCACAAACTCAACTGCTTTAGGTAAAGGCGCTCAAGCAACCCATGCAAATGCAACTGCTGTTGGTTACAATGCGGCAACAAGCGCAACAAATCAGGTTTCTTTAGGTGCGTCAGGGTATGCAGTAAAAGTATCTGGTAACTACACTCTACCAACCGCTGACGGTTCTGCCAATTATGTTCTTACAGCGGCAGGGAATGGAACTACAAGTTGGGCGGCGGCTGGTGGCGGTGCTGATTTATATTCTGCAAACGAAAGCAGTCCATCAGCACAGCCAAGCGCAACGGGAGCCAACGCTGTGGCGATTGGAGAAGGTGCTGTAGCTTCGGGGGTAAATTCTTTTGCTGCAAATAAAGCAACGGCGAGTGGCACTGAATCGGCGGCATTTGGTGACGATACGACTACGGCGAGTGGCTCAAATTCGTTCGCGGCGGGTTATGACGCTATAGCTTCAAATTGGGGGTGTGTCGCGCTTGGAGACAACGTAAATGCGACAGGAACGGCGGCGTTTTGTCAAGGCGGCGGCAACGCACTTGCAAGTGGATACACCAGTGTTGCGATGGGGTATAACGCTCAATCCACGCAAGACCACTCTTTCAGTCTTGGCCGACAAGCACACGCGACCGGCGGCAGTAGCTACGCGATTGGGTATGATGCAAAAGCGGCAAACACTAGGGCAATGTCGCTCGGCAAAAGTTATTCCAGTGGTACAGATAGCCTCGCATCGTCGATAGGAAACAACACTTCAAGCTACGGGGCTACTGGTGCTAACTCTGTAGCACTCGGATATTACAATAAATCCAGTGGTATTCAAAGTGCTTCAATTGGCGGCTATAACAATATCAGCAATGGCAACAGCAGCTTTGTGACGGGCTATCAATCACAAGCATATGGCGATTTTTCTGTTGCCACTGGGATGAATAGTAAAACGACAATACTGGGACAGATGGCTCATGCGTCTGGGCATTTTGGCTCTCAGGGTGATGCTCAAGGTAGTACATTTATTTTACGCTCAGACACCACTGACGCTACAGCAGAAGCTTTAACCACTAACAACAGCACCGCTGGAAGCACCAACCAAATCGTAGCTACATCTAACACCTGCATCATGTTCTCTGGAACAATCGTGGCAATCCAAAATGGCGCACAGGATCAGGGCGGTTGGGAAATCAAAGGTCTTCTTAAAAACG